GTAAAGTGCTGCATTCGGTCAAACTTCGTCACTTCTCCATCTGCAGTGGGAACGCCATAAAAGGCCACCCGCTGACTTCTTCTTACTAATTTTGCTTTCTCCATTCTTATACCTCCTGGGTGTAAAGAAAGCGACATTGAATCTGGTAGCTGGCATAATCCGGCTCCATTCCGAATAGAAACCCGCTGTTTGTTACTTCAATGTCGCTTATATTTTTTTTGCTATCGTTTAATTCTGGGAAATTCCCTTCTCTGTTCTGTGCCTCGATCCATTCCGTGAAATCTGTAAGAAATCCACTATTTTCTATGGCTTCTCGCTCGTCCCCTGTGAAGCGCTCCTTTGTGTTAAATGCAAAGGCATACTGCCGCCTGGAACCTCCATCCACGTAGGTTTCTATTACCGGATTAACCGGAAGCGGATCAATGGAATATCCAATCTCTGCCCCGGTATAATCCACCCTTACATGACCATCTTTCAGAAGCGGACATGTAAGAATAAAATCCCGGACCGCCTCAATCATTTTTTTAGCCTCCCCTGGCAATCTTCTCAGCTCCTTCCAGAATATTGTCTTTGTGCGCTGTTTTCATGCGCTCAAACCACTTCGGACCACGCAGCCCTTGCCCGTTATGCTCATAATACTGCCTACGGGCATATGGAGCATTGTAGGACACCTCTCCAGAGCCAATGACCGTGGCGAGAGTACCGCTTTTAATCAGTGCACCAGTCAGGCGTGGCGTAAGAGGATCGGAAAGTCTTAATACCTCGCTATCAACAAAACATTGCGCTTTCGATAAACCTCCCTCTATCCTTGGGGCCATACCTCCGGACCATTCCAGTTTTGCCATGACTGTTCCTCCGGAGGTCTTTTGAGTGTATATCTGTCCACGTGGTGTCTTTACCACAAACTTTTTCTGTTGTGCCACCTACTCGCCCCCAATTCTAAAATGTGGAATTGTTGTGTTGGTACGGTTATCTGACCAGCTGGTAATACGGCAGCTTCTGTCAGGCAAATCAGAAGGTTTCGCAATATCAGGACCTTTCCCCTGGATCGTATAATCATCTTTCTGTATTGTCCATACATCAGATACATCCTCTAAGGATTTGTAAATTTCCGCATCTACATAACTCTCCCCATACTTTCCAGGTATACGAATCTTAAACATATCCTGATTTCTCAGGCCGTTATTGTCTTGCACAACCTTGTTGTCTACCTTCCAGTGACATTCAGGGATATATGTCTTGTGCCAGGTATCCATTCGGCTCTCTGGGTCATATTTTTTGTTATAGATCGTTAGATCAGAATTTATGTTCACATCGCCCACCGCCTTGATATAAAAGACCCGTCCTCCATAGATTTTTTACAACGCACTCATTGATTTCATCATTGAAATTTCTTGCATCATTGTATGTTATGGAATCACCATCATTCGTCTCTGATTTTACATTTCGATTTACATTATCTCTTTCATAACAAATCTCTGCTACTTGGCAAGCCGTTACTTGAATTTCATCTGCCCACTTTGGTATTAGAGATTGTATGCTTCCAAGACTGCTGTTTCTTATTTCCATAGATGCGTAGAGCGCATACCGTGGAAATAAATCCTCTGGTATGTCTACTCCAGCAAATATGTTTTTATAATAGTCATAGGTTACGAGCGCAACCATGGATAACACCTCCTATGATCCAGATACTGCCGTTTCTGTACGCTTAATATAAACCGTATTTGCCTTTGAAATCATTCTTCCCCAAATCTTACGCCCCTGGACCGCGGATGCCCCAATGAAATTTCCTGAACCAGCAAGATCCTGCAAGTGAACCTCAACGCCCCACTCAGCTACACGATGGCACCAGTTCGGATGTCCTGCAATAAATTCTGTTGTTGTTTCTTTGCTTGGCGTAATCTTTGTATCTTTAAAAAGCAGATT